CAAGTCTTTACGCACAGCAGACTTTGTTGCTCATCGCACGACGATGACGGTCAGCGATCTGGTGTCTATGGGATATGACCAAGAAGAAGTTGAGCAATATGCTGGATATACTGAACTTGAAACGACTGAAGAAAGAACAAGCAGGTTTGAGGATCTTGAAACAAACTCTGAGTTTGACAGCAAAGACCCATCAATGCGCGACGTTCTTGTCACTGAAAGCTATATTAAGGCTGATTATGATGGTGACGGTATTGCTGAGTTGCGTCGCGTTGTTAGCATCGGTAGCAGCTATCATATCTTAGAGAACGAAGAATACGACCACGTTCCTTTTGCTATTCTTTCTCCGATCTTGATGCCACACCGCGCTATTGGGCGTTCTGTTGCCGAGCTTGTGATGGACGTGCAGTTGATTAAGTCAACTCTGATGCGTCAGTTGCTAGACAACATCTACAACACAAACAACGCTCGGGTGGTTGCTGTTGAGGGTCAGGTTAATCTTGACGACCTGCTGACCAACCGTCCAGGCGGTATTGTGCGTACTCGTGCGCCAGGTATGGTTCAGCCCTTGCAGGTTCCAGAAGTATCTGGCGCTGTGTTCCCTGCACTTGAGTATATGGATCGCATCAAAGAACAGCGCACTGGCATGAGCCGTCAGTCAATGGGTCTGGATGCAGATGCGTTGCAGTCAACCACAGCTACGGCTGTTGCCGCTATGCAAGCCGCATCGCAAGGCAAGATTGAAATGATTGCCCGTGTGTTTGCTGAGACAGGTGTGCGTGACTTGTTCCGTGGCATCTTACAGATGGTTACGAAGTATCAAAACAAGCCACAGATTGTTCGCCTGCGTAATCAGTTTGTGCCGATGGATCCGCGTGAGTGGCAAAACCAATATGATGTGCAGATCAATGTTGGCTTGGGCACTGGTCAAACAGACCAGCAACTTGCAACGCTGTATCAGATTGCGGCCAAGCAAGAGCAGATTATGGGTAGCATGGGTATGAACAACCCGATTGTTACGCCGCTTGAGTATCGCAACACACTTGCCAAGATTGCTGAATTGTCTGGCTTCAAAAATCCAACAGAGTTTTTTGCTGACCCACGCAACGCTCCTCCGCAACAGGCCCAACAGCCACAGCAAGATCCACGCATTGCTATTGAGATGCAAAAAATGCAAGCAGAGATGCAAATGCAACAGGCCAAAGCACAACAAGACTTACAGTTGCAGAAAGAGAAAATGCAAATGGAGTTTGCCTTCAAGCGTGAGCAGATGGCGGCTGAGTTACAGTTGCGTCAGCAAGAGCTTGAGTTTGAGCGTCAGCTTCGGATGCAACAGCTTGCCTCTGGAGTGCAGACATCGACTAACCTGCCGCGAGTATAAGCATGGCAGTTGGGCCACTTACATCGGATCAAATTGATACGGCGACATTGCTGAATGTTCCAGCGCCGTTAGCTCCGAACACGCTTATGGGTGGTCTTTCTACTTCTCAGGTGCCTGGCTCGCAGATTGGTTATGTTCCTGGATTTCAGTCAGGCAGTTCGTATTCAGCAACTAACCTGCCAGAGTTTATGAAGGGTTATGAGCAGACACCATCTGGTCGCTTTGCAATGAGCCAAGGTTTGTTAGGCATGGCTCCTGATGTTGCCAATATTCAATCTCTTTTTTCTAAAGACTACGGTCAAGAGTACGCTCCACTAGAGCAGAAATTCCAAGAGAGCTTTGCTTTTGATCCTAGTATGTTTGGAAATATGTATCGCGCTGGCGGATTTATCCCAGCTCAAATTCCTGGGTTTGAGGTGCAGAAGGATAAATTTAACCCTGCTCAAGCTATTGCTGGCGCTGGTGCGTTAGCCGCTGTCTATCCATACGCGGAAGATCTATTTAACTTGGTCACCGATCCTTTCTCTGGTGAAGTTAAGAAAAAAGAAGAAAGTTTAGGCGAAAAGTTTGAGGAAAAAGTAACACAGCCAGCAAAGAAAACTTTTGTTGATCCGCTTGTTAAAGGTTGGCAGGAATCAGAGCTTAAAGCTGACATAGATAAAGCATACACCGCACAAAAACAATTTGTACGCGACGAAGGTCTGCGTACCATGGAAAATAAAACAAAAGAATTTTTGGCTAAACTTGATGAAAAGTTTGACAAGCCACAATGGCTAAACACATTCCAAGAGACTGTGTTGCCTTCTGGCAAAAAAGCATTTGACGCTTACGGTAGTATTGAAAACTTTGCAAACAATCCTAACCCAGACAATCTTTACAAAGCTGTAGATGCTGTTGGAGAGTTAAACACAATTCTGCCACAAGACTTGCAGATCAGCTTACCGGGTGAGATTGTTGGCGGCGTTGCAGACGCTAGTGCTGGGCTTGCTATTGGCAAGGCACTTGAAGATCCAACAGCGGCCAACATTGCTCAAGCCTATGGAGGGTTAGATCACCTTGTTATGAACAAAGTCCCAGGAACTTTATCAAAAGGTTTACCTGGCGCTGGTCAAATGGCTAATGTTGGCACTATTCTTGGTGGTCTTAAGGCGGCTGAGGGTGGTATCGATTCTGCTGGCGAAGCCGTTGCTGTTGCTAACGCCGCTACAACTGCCGCATTAATGGCGACTAAGGGTGCCGCCGCAGGAAGCACAGCCGCTTCTATTGGCTCCATCGCTGGAACAGTAGCACCAGTGCTTGGGCCTATTGGAATAGGGATTGGACTTGAGCAAATTCTTTCTGAAGATCTTAGCGTCAAAGATGTGTTGCAGGGCCTGCCGATTGTAGGTCGTGCATTTGGAGGTGGCGGCTCTACGTTTGGTAGAGCAGAGCTTGGCTATAAGGGCGATGACTTTGCCTTTGTAGATGAAGCAAGCAAAAACAAGGGCTGGGTATACACGATGCCTGAGTTGCATACAACCAACTTAGTGTTAAACGAGTTGACAGATAATCTTGGCTTTAAGGTAGATCAGTCAAAACTTAAAGGCATTGACCAGACGATTGACATTAACAATGGCAATGTTAATCGCGGTGCTAATGATATTGTTATCGACATGATTGAGAAGGGTGCTTTGATTCCGACAGAAAGCACTCCGAACAATATTGATTGGGGCGGACTGTTTAGTGATGCGCGTGAATACTCTAAAGGTCGTCACAATGAGCAGACACTGCCATTTACAACTGTTTCCCAGATCAGAGAAGCTGAGAAAAAGAAACTAGAAAATGCAATAAAAAATGATCCGTTCCATCAAGCTCTTTCGGAAAGCCTTGGTAACCTTGATTTTTCCAATCTAAAAATAGATCAAGCGGCTATAGCTGAAGGGCTGAAGAAATTAGATTTTTCAAAAATGGCAAAACCTGAGCTATTAGGAGTAGACAAAACAGGCAACACTGTGACGAATACACAGCCAAAACCAGCTCCAGTTGTTATTCCAAATTTAAATATACAGCCAATAGATTTGTCTAACTTAAAACTACCAGACTTTTCTTCATTAGGGGGAATACGGATTAGGCGTTAAGTGGATAAATGCTTGCGAAAAACGTATAGTGTGGTATTTTTGCAACAGTAGGAGATGGAGATGGATGGAAAACGGTTAGAGGAGCAGGATCGCGGAGCCAAGGCAGAAGCCTTATTACGCAATCCAATGCTTCAAGAAGCGTTCGAAATGCTAGAGGAAAAGTATTTGGACGCATGGAAAAATTCTCCTGTCAAAGCTCAAGATGACAGGGAAAAGCTCTTTCAGATGTACCAAAACCTAAAAGCGGTACAAGGCCATCTGGAGGAGGTTGTCAATACTGGCAACCTAGCAAAAGCACAACTTAAATGAGGAGATAGATTATTATGAGCGATGAAACCAGTACCCTCCTTGGATCTGGAGACGCTTTAAGCAAAGGTCAAGCGATTGACCTTCTCTTGAATATCAACGCCCCCGAAGAGGCAAGCGAAGATACTCAGGAGCCTGTAGCCGAAGAAGTCGAAACCAAAGAGGAAGAGACGGAAGAGGCAACATCTGAATACGAACCGGAAGAAGAGGACGCTGAAGAGCCATCCGAATCTGAAGAGGAAGAGGAAGATGATGAAGAGTATGACGTTGAGGAAGACGAAATTGAAATCGTCGAAGAAGATGAAATCGAAGTCGTCGAAGATGACGTTTATACCGTTAAAGTTGATGGTGAAGAGAAAAAAGTAACCGCTGAGGAACTTGTCAAATCATATCAACTAGAGCAAGCCGCGCAGAAGCGTATGCAAGAAGCCTCCCAAACACGGAAGCAAGCAGAAGCGGAAGCAGAGGCATTAGCTCAACAACGCGAGCAGTACGCTCAGGCTTTGCAGATGATAGAAGCCCAGCTTACTCAGGTGCAAGAGCCAACCCAAGAATATTGGGAGAAGCTCTACCAGGAAGACCCTCTTGAGTGGACACGTCAACGTGACGCTTACCGCGAACGCAAGGATCAACTTGCAAAGGTACAGCAAGAACGTATTCGTACACAGCAAGAGCAACAACAGCAGATGATGCAAGCTCACAAGCAGAAACTTGTTGAGGAGCAAAATCGGTTGTTAGAGCGTATTCCTGAATGGCGTAACGAAGAAGTTGCGACCCGCGAAAAACAGGCTGTGATTAGTTATGCACAGCGGCTTGGTTACACCGAGCAAGAACTTGCGGTAGCTAGTGACAGTCGCGCCATTGAAGCCTTACGTAAGGCTTACCTTTACGATGAGTTAATGGCTAAACGGCCTGAAGCTCAGAAGAAAGTAAAGAAAGCACCGAAGACAGTTAAAGCTGGTACTCCTGCCTCTAAAAAGCAAATAGCATCTGGTCGCAAGAAACAGGCTTTTGATCGCCTAGCAAAAACTGGCTCGAAAGATGCCGCCGTTGATTATTTATTAGAAAGGATGAAGTAACATGGCTATCCATAGCACTTCCACAGCAGTAGGTGAACGCGAAGATCTTGCTGATGTAATTACTCGCATTGACCCTGATGAAACCCCCATCTTCTCTGCTCTCCGTAAAGAGACAGGAAATGGTGTATTTGTAGAATGGCAAGTACAAGAACTTGCCGCCGCTTCTGCAACCAACTACCGCAACGAAGGCGCAGACGCGAGCTATGTCGCTCCGACTGCAACTACTCGTTTTGGCAACTACATGCAGATTTCACAAAAAGACGCGCAAGTCTCTGGCACATTGGATGCCGTTGACAAAGCTGGTCGTGACCGTGAAACCGCATACCAAAAAGTCTTGAAAGGCTTGGAGCTTCGTCGTGACATTGAAAAATACCTCCATTCAGACACGGCCCGTTCCGGTTCCGATCCACGCAAGGCTGGCTCTTTGTCGGCTTGGATCACCAACGTAGACGACGCTTCTGGCACGTCTGCCGCTACTGGTGACGGTACTGATGTTCCTGACATGGCTGGTACAAACCGTGCCCTGACTCTGGACATGATCGACAACGCAATGCAAGCTGCTTACACGGACGGTGGTCAGCCTAACATGCTGGTTGTATCTCCTTCCAAAAAAGCGACTTTCAGCGGCCTAAATGGCGGTTCAGTTGCTACGAATCAAATCAACTACACGGCTCCTCGTGAAGCCGCTATCGTTGGTTCGGTTTCGTTGTACCTGTCTGACTTTGGTCAGCTTGACGTTGTAATCGACCGCTTTGCTTCGGACGACCGTGTATACCTGCTTGACAGCGACTATGCTTCTGTCTGCACGTTGCCTGGCCGTAACTTTGCAGTAAACGATTTGGCGAAAACTGGTGACTCTCAGAAATTTGAGATTATCACTGAGTGGACGCTGAAAGTATCTGCACCGAAAGCACACGGCGCAGTTTACGACCTGTCGTAATTGATGCGGGGGGTGGCCTTGAAACCACCCCCTAACTCACTTGTGAGGGAGACATGAAGAAGCTAGTACATAAAGATGCTGTTACAGGCAAAGAAACTTGGTGCCACTTTCAACCTGACGGTGGCTTTATTTTTGAGACAACACAGAATGTAGATGCGCTTTTGCAGGAGAACAAAAAGCAAGCAAACGAATACAGAAATGGTAGTCTTTTAGGAAATACTCAGCGCCATCAACAAAAGGTTGCCGATATTCCCGCAGGGTTGTACCATGAGCTGGTTCAGAAATTTGGACGACCAAAAGACAATCCTAACGCATGGAAGCGTTGGCTAAACGATTATGACAATCGTTTCTTTAGAACAGGCGGCGGTAACGTATAATGGCTATTGGAACTTACTCAGAACTGAAAACGGCTATTTCTAACTTCCTAGCCCGTGATGACTTAACGGATCGTATTCCTGAGTTTATCGCATTAGCTGAGGGACGTATGAGCCGACTACTGGAGTCGCGTGGTCAGGAGAAACGCGCAACATCTACGCTAACGTCTGGTGACGCATTTGTATCCTTGCCGACAGACTTGCGTTCTATTCGTCTTGTAAAGCTAAACACTAATCCGATTGAGGTTCTTGAGTATTACACCCCAGCCAAGCTGGATGAAACGTACTCGTCTACAGCAATCGGTAAACCGCGTGGCTATACTATCATTGGCACAGAAATTAAGTTTGCTCCCACGCCAGATAGCGGCTACACAGCAGAGATTGTATATGTAGAGGGTGTTGCTGATTTGTCAGACATCAACACGACCAATACTATGCTAACACGCCATCCCGACGCATATCTGTATGGCGCACTTGCTCAAGCGAGCATTTATCTTATGGATGACCAAAAGACTGCTTTATATGAGCAGTTGTTTACACGGTCACTTGATGAGATAAAGAAAGAAGAAGAGCGTGGTAAACACGCTGGTAGCGCCCTCTTTATGAAATCTGACTACGGAGAATTAACATGAGCGCAATGAGCGATTATCTGGAAAATGCTTTTCTGGATCACTTTCTTGGAACATCATCCACAGCTTCCCCAGCCACTATCTATGTAGGTCTGCACACTGCTGATCCTACCGATGCTGGTACAGGCACAGAAGTAAGCGGCAACGGCTATGCACGTCAGTCGATTTCTTTTGGTGCATCTTCTGGTGGAACGGCAAGCAACGATGCCGCTGTTGAGTTTCCTGCCGCTTCTGGTGGCAACTGGGGAACGATTACACATATCGGTATCTGGGATGCTTCTTCTGCTGGCAACCTTTTGTTCCATGCGGCTTTGACTGCAAGCAAGACCATCAACGAAGGTGACATCTTTAAGATTGCCACATCGGGTGTTGACATCACGGCGGCTTAATTATGGCCGAAATCGTAGGGCCAAATTTAGAACAGCTAGATAACTGGGGTACGTTAGACACTCTACCGTATAGTCTTGACGACCCTATCTGGCTGACTGCGGCTTTACGCGAAGGTGAGTCTACACCATCAACCAGCGCATCTGTTTCTGCCGCTGGTTTTGGTATATTCCTACATACAGCATCAGCGTCTGTATCTGTCAGCGTATCTGCTGAGTGCTTGCGTATCTTGACATTTGAGGCATCTCTTAATGCCTCTGCCAGTGTTACGTCCGAAGGAATACGGATACAGTTTGGCGCATCTATGCTGGCTGGCCCAGCGACTATGGATGCACAGGCTTTCCTTATTGCCAACGGTCAGGCATCTGCATCTACAAACGCCACGGTAGCCTCTGAGGGCATCCGTATTGTTATCGGCGAGTCTGCACTTAGCACATCCGCTAGTGTTGCCTCTGAAGGTATTCGTATCCAGTTTGGCGCGGCATCTGCATCCTCCGCTGTTACGACTACTGCCGAAGCTGTGCGGTTGCGTCTTGGTGAGGCACAGCCATCTACCTCTGCTACTGTTGAAGCGGCTGGTGGTTTTGTTGCTAGTGCCAACGCAAATGTAAACGTATTTGCCACAGCAACGGCTAACGGCTTCTATTTTGCTGACGGTCGTGCAACACCACTTGCCACAGCTTCTCTATCCGTAGAGGCAGAAAAACTGGGTGAATTGTGGTCTATTCTTGCGGTATCGGATACTGTATTGTCTGATGTTATAGTTGGAGAAGATACTTGGACTAAGATTCCGCCGGAAGATGAAAGCTGGAACCTTGTTGCCGCTGGTCTTGGTACTTGGGTAAAGATAGATGCAGGTTCAGAAGTTTGGAGTGACAAATGATACAGTTTGGCGAATTTTTACCAGATCAATCTGATTTTGGTAATGCTGGTGTAACCATTGCCAATAACGTAATTCCAGCGGCTATTGGCTATGAGAGTATGCAAAGCCTTTCTCCTATTAGCGCCGCCGCTGATGGGCCGCTTGTTGGTATGATTGCGGCGGCTGATGACGATGGTCAGATCGCCTTGTATGCCGCTGACCGTGGCAAGATTTATCAGTTTAACACGACCACAAGTACGCTTGATAATG